ATTCATATTTCACTTCATATTTTTCGAACATTTTTCTTGCAGCTGATGGGCTTGCATAACTTTTATAGTTATCATTATATGTTATGTCATATAATTTTTTTTCGCCACAATATCTTGCAATAGTTTCAATGCTTGACCATACACATTGTATGCCAGTCCTATTTGGAACCCTGTCCTTCATTGGAATGGGAACCTGAACATCGCTGAGATCATCTTCTACCTCACCCTCATAACTAGCGACTGGATTCGTGCTAGTTAAATAGGGTATTGGGTATAAGTTCTCTGTACGTGTTATTTTAAAAGTAAAAATAACGCTTATGTACAGAAAAATCCCTAACAAAAACCATGAATTCCTTTTCATAGTCCTCCTTGTCTTACTAACTATAAGTATTTAGTAGTTTGACAAGGGATTATTTTTCGGTGACTATATTTCTGAAAGTGTTTAAAGATCTATCGGGATTTATGAGCAATTTTTCAAAAAGTTCTTTTGCTTTTGGAGTATTTAATTTCTTCCAAGCATCTTTTCTTGTGTTCAAAGTATATTTTTTAAATACACTTTGAATTTTTTCGACAATATCCATGACTGCATGGATTTTATTGGTAGTATTGATATCTTCTTTTTTAGAAGGCTTTTTCTCAGTCTTCTTTTTAGGAGAAGATTTTTTAGCTTCCTCTGTTAAAACCCATTCATTAAAGCTTTTCATCAGACACCATGTCTAGCGGCATCATCTGGTGATGTAGCAATTGTGTTGTCGTTATCAGAAGGAACTTCTGGGTTTACATGCTTCTTAGCAGCCATTCTTAGAGCGCTAACATCGATTTGATCATAAACAGCCCTCATGCTTGGATCACTTGAACTCAATGTTTTTAACATAGTCATGAGCCTGGCTGGTGACTCACTAGCTGCCATCATGATTAAATTGGTGACAGATGCTATAGCTTTTTCTTGATCTTGGTTAAAAGAAGCGTTTCCTACACTTCTTTCAAGTTCTCCACGAAGACCAGTGTCAAGAGCTTCAATATATTGTTGAAAAGATTTCATAATTTCTCTCTTAATAATTAGGTTTTTAGACTATTTAAAGTTAGTCAATTGTATATATCAATACTGTTTTGTTTTTAAAATATTCCTTGATAAATTTTTTAAGAAAAATTTTAAACTCACGATCATATATACATAATGTTGTGGAACAAAATCCACAAGGCTGATTATCAACCAGTCTGTTTGTGATCAAGTGATCATAAAATAGTTGATATACCGTATTAGAGGATTTTTGTCAGAAGATCAAAACTTACCTAGGGAGTTATAAAATTATGAAGCGTAAATTAATCAGCTATGATGCCTTGAAGAAAATGGAAGAGGCATCCATTTCTAAAATTCAAGAGCAGTTAGTTAATGCAGAAGAAGTTCTAGCTAACGTCTTAGAAGCCGAGCAACTTGAATTAGTTTTCTTCAACGAGTCAGAAGCTGTTTATAAGACTCTTGATCAGGACTATGTTCGTGCCAGCTACAAACTCGATGAAAGTGGCTTAAGCCTTGAGAATGTAGAAGAGCTAGTGGTGGACGAAGATAGCGAAAAGAATGAGTCAAAGAAGCTTATTTCATCATTAGTTGATGATCTAATTGAAAACAAAGAAGAAGAAGCTGGTGCCAAACTTGCTGAGTATCTTAACCTCCCAAGTGTAAAAAGAAGCATAACTGAGGGCTACAAAGTAAAGATATCAAATCCACGTGGCAGACGTAGTAAGCTAAAGAACAAACGCCAGCCCAGATCGCTTGTTAGAAAGCGTATAATTAACATGATGAAGACCAAGAGAAAGAGAAAGGGTATGAAGAGTGCTTTTAAAACTCTAACAGCCCCAGCTAAGAGAAAACTCAAGGGTATGTCAAACCCAAGAGCCAGAACATATGTTGTTAAGACCATGAAAGAATGGAACACCTTAACAGAGAACGTTCTTGGTTATGTAAATCACAAAGAAATGGGTCCATTCTATAAGGAATGCATCGTAGACCATGATGATAAGGGCAATGTAGTTGCTGTTAAGATCCCATCAGATCTCAAGAAGAATGAAGGTAAGATTCTGAGCTTTGATTGGAAGACCATGGATACCGAAGTTAAGGTTCTAAGAAACAAGGCTAAGAAGCTTTGCGAAAATGAAAAGTTCGCCAGGCACATTGTTGAAATCAAGAAACAAAACAATGTTTCAAACAACAATGGCTTAGAAACAGCTCTTGAGAACGTAGTTGCCAGTTTCCCAGAAGCTCTTTATCTCACACAGTCAGAAATGGCTGAAACAGTAAAGAGTGCTCTTGAGATGGCTGGTGCCAGAAATTATGACGATAACACATGTGAATTCATCTCCGAAGCAATCTTAAGAACCGCTTTCGATGCATACGCAGACAGAGTATCAAAGATTGTTAACCTCACTGGCGTTAAGCTAGAGAGCGAAGATAAGTATGTTGAATTCAAGGACGTTGCAAACAAACTTTACAACTATGTTGATGCTTCAGAAGCAGGTGAACTAAAAGTGTTCTCTGATCTATATGAAGCCCTCGATAGTCTGAAGAGTCTTGCAGAAAGCCTCGGAGAAAAGGAAATAGTAGGTGAAGTAACTCAGCTCATGCAAGAGTGCATTTATGTTGTAAACAAAGAGCAAGAGCCAGATGTTCAGCTTGCTGAGTTTGTTGCCAACTATCTCAGAGATATTTACGAGAGCAATCTCGGATCAATGGATTGGGAAGTAATGGAACCAAATGTATCAGCCACAGGTGATCATCCAATGGTTCACTCTCATGCCAAGAAGAGTTATTCACCCGCCGCTGATGCTGAAGATTCCAGTGTAGTAGACGCTGGCAAGAGTCCAGTAAGTGACGGCAAAACAATCAAGAATGATCTTGATGACGAACTCATGAATAACGCATGGGGAAATGTTGGTGGAGAAGACACATATCCTTCACTAAGCAATCCTTATGTTCCAGGATCAATGGAATTTACCATGAAAGGCGATAAAGGAGTAGACAAGGATAGTGACGATCTGGGCACACATCAAGGCAAGGATACATGGCCCAATCTCAACAATCCCTTAGCCAAATAATTTAAGGAGTAATTATGAAAGAAATACTATTCATAGACAGTTGTCAGAATTCTGGCTTCACAATGGATTTGAATGAATCGGTGAGCGATAAAGGGCTCACCAAATTCAGAGGTAAATTCCAAGAAGCAGAAGCAATTAATAAAAACAAAAGAATGTACCCATTTGGCGTACTCGATGAGAACGTCAAGAAATTACAAGAGTGCGTAAAACACAGAGGCTTGATTGGTGAGTTGGATCATCCAACTGATAGCATCATTCACTTTGAAAAGGCAAGCCATGTTATTACAAAGCTCTGGTGGGACGGAAACGTAATGATGGGTGAAGGGGAAATCCTCAACACTCCTCATGGAAAAATACTGAAAAGTCTTTTAAACGATGGAGTTAGAATTGGCATCAGTAGTAGAGGTGTTGGTAATGGCAAAGTTGACGAGAATGGAATACTTGTAATTGGCGAAAGCTACAAGTTAATAACATTCGATGCAGTTGCCGATCCAAGCACATTTGCTGCTTACCAAGAAAAAGTTCCATCCAAAAAGGAAAGTTCAGTGGTGAGTATGGAAAATTCTTCTGCGGTGGAAGAATTTTCGAGAAAAAATGAAAGCTCAAGCATATATAAAGTGAATAAACAAGCTTTAATTGCTTGCTTAGGTACATTAATAGAAAATTCAACCAATTCATTAAAGCGAGGTGTAGGCTCATGAACAATAAAATCCAAGAGGCACTTGAGAAACTGTTGCCTGAAGATCAAGTTAGTGAAGTTACTTCAGCCATTGAGGAGATGCTGAAGGAAGCTAAGACAGAGTTAGAGACTGAATTCAACAACAAACTTGAGGAAGCTTATGCTGAGCTTTCCAAGGAACTCAAAGACGCCGAAACTGTCGCTGAGAAGGGTTATACCGAAGCTTACTCAATTATCAGTGAGCTAAGAAATAGACTCGAAGTTCAAAGCGAAGAGTATGAAGCTGCTCTTGAAGAGGGTTACGAAGAAGCTTACCAAATGCTCAAAGAAGAAAGAAGCAAGAATGGTAATCTCGAAGTTTCCCTATACGAAGAGTATGACAAGAAGCTCGCTGAGATGAAAGAATACATTGTTGATAAAGTCGATCAGTTCCTACAGTTCAAGGGATCTGAGATTTATGAACAAGCCAAGACTGATATTATGAACGATCCAAGAATGGCTGAGCACAAGAGTGCCTTCGACAAGATCGTTGATATTACAAGTGATTACTTAAGCGACGAAGATTATGCTGCTGCTTCAGGTGCCAAGCTTGAAGAATCAAAGAAGGCTATTGATGACCTCAAGGGTCAAATCAAACTTCTCGAAGCCAGAAGCATTCGCTTAAGCACAGAGAACACCAAGCTCAACGAAGCTGTCAGAGCTGCTCACAATGTTATCAGTGAACAGAAAGAAGTTGTAGTTGAAGCTAAGAAGGCTGAGATTGTTAATGAACAGAATGAAAGAGTCGAAAGAAGTAAGAATGTATCGGGGAGAGGACAAATAGTTGCTGGTGAAGCTATCATTGCGGAAAATGCTAGTGAATCAAGTGACTTTAACGATTTACAAGTCTTAGCTGGTGTTAAAAGAACCAATTAAGGTATAAAAAAGGATTTTTTAAACAAAGTTTTTTATAGAAAAGGTTAATTATGAATATCAATGCTAAATTTCTTAACGAGGCAAAGGAGTTAGAATCTCGTTGGAAGAAGACTGGCTTATTAGATGGAATCGAAGATCGTACTGTCCGATCCAATACAGCCGTACTTCTTGAAAACCAAAGACTCATCAATGAGTCTGCTACTGACACAGGTGACGTTGCTCAATTCAAGAGAATCAGCATCCCACTCGTTCGTAGAGTTTATCCACAGTTGATTGCAAACAAGATCGTTTCAGTCCAGCCATTGCTCGGACCAACCGGTCTCGTTTACTATCTCCGTTTTAGATACGGAAGCGACAAGGGTGCCATCCGTGGTGCTAGCAACAAAGTCGGATTCCCCGGCGATGATGCTAACTCACTACAGCAGCTTGCTGACGGCACTGCTAACCTTGACGTTTTCTATTCACATCAGTTCGTTCAGAACGAAGTTCATGCTAGTGTTTCAGGCAACGTCACAAGTGCCACACTTGAGCATGTTCCAGTTGTTGCTGGTACTGTCACTGGTACCGTTTATGACGGTGTAACAGTTGTTCAGACATTCGTTGTTCCTGCAAACAGCAGCAGCCTAAGCCTCACTAACGTTGACGTTAGTGGTGGTGCTTATGTTGCCAGTGGTACACTCAGCTTAGCTGATGGTGCTCTTGCATTAACTTGGACAGGTTCATCGGGTGGTTCAAAAGTTGTAATCAGCTATGAATACAACATGGAAAACAACCCCGATATGCCAGAGATCAATCTGACAATCGAGAGCCAGGAAATTGCCGCTAAGACTCGCAAACTGAAAGCAGTTTGGAGCTACGAAGCTCAGCAAGATCTTCGCTCACAGCACAACCTCGACGCCGAGGCTGAGCTAACTGCCGTTCTTGCTCAGGAAATCAACCTTGAAATCGATCGTGAAGTTCTTGGTGACCTCCGCAATAACGCTGGTACTGTTTCAGCTTGGGACTTCAATACTGCTCTTGGTGATACCATCAAGGAAAAGTATGAGTCACTATACGTTAAGGTTGTTGAAGTCAGCAACGTTATCCATCGTAAGACACTTCGTGGCGGTGCTAACTTCATTGTTACATCACCAGAAGTTGCTTCAGTTTTCGAAACAGCTACCGCTGGTTTCGCCCCAGCTCCTTCAGAAACATTTACAAGCTCACTCGGCATCCAGTATGTCGGTACTGTAAACAATCGTTGGAGATTGTATAAGGATCCACTGTTCCCAACCGGACAGCTCCTTATGGGTTATAAGGGTGACAGCTATATGGACAGTGGATATTTCTATTGCCCATACGTGCCACTCACACAGACACCAGTCGTGTTAGACCCAGATTCCTTCTCCCCAAGAAAGGGTCTGTTAACTCGATATGGGAAAAAATTGTTAAGGGAGGGAGCAAAATTTTATGCAAGATTGAACATCGCTAACTTTATTGTCTAGCGGTCATCTGATCTGCGTGAAATTTTCACACAAACTAAACCTTGGCTGGAAACAGCCAAGGTTTTTTTGTAATATACACTATATTAAGTCAAACGTAGAAAGAAAACATGAGAACTGCTTATAACAAGCTATCCTATGGGGAAGCAAAAAAAATCTTTGAAGACAACGGATTCACTCTTTTAGATAAAGAATATGTAAACAATGGTGTTAAAATGCAAGCAATCTGCTGTTGCGGCAACATAACAAATATAAGGCTAAGAGATGTTAAACTTGGAAGAAAATGCAGAAATTGTATGGCTAAATTTAATTCCGAGAATAATAGAACCAAAGATAATGAAATAAAAGAAATATGTGAAAAAAATAATTGTAAATTTATTGAATCCTGGATACGGTTTAGAAAAACAAGAATTAAATATATTTGTAAATGTGGTAGAGAATCAGAAGCATATTTAACTAATTTTAAAAGATATCCTAATTGTAAAAAGTGTGGTAATTTAAAAGTATCTGGTGCTAATTGTCACATGTACGATCCGGATAGAGAGGCTGTTAATCTACGTAAAAAGTTTCGTAAAATGTGCGAACAACATATTAGAAGGTTTATGAACGCTTCTGGTGGGTGTAAGACACGCCACACACACGAGCTATTGGGTTACACTCCACAACAACTACAAGTTCATATATTAAGCCACCAAGATTATGAAAAGTGTAAAGATAAGGTTTGGCATGTAGATCATATATTTCCAATTAAAGCATTTTTAGATCATGGAATCTTGGACTTAAAAATTATTAACGCTTTGGAAAACTTAAGACCCATGTTAGGTCCAGAGAATATATCAAAGGCAGACAATTATGATGAAGAAGAATTTAAAAGAAAATATTGCAAAATATAAAATTATTTTTTAATATTTAAACAATAATTTTTATTTGTATTTTCGCACCAGCTCCATGCGAGACAAAAAAAGCCAAGCCTACTCAACCACTCTCACTAAAAGCGGATCACCATATTCATAATTTTCACTTACCCATTGTATCAAGTGTTGCTTGATCAAGAACTTTTTTACCTATCTCTGCTAGTTTTAAGCTACTCATAGGTTTTGGCAATCTTGGTCCAGTTGGATTATTTAGATCTATTGTTCCACCACCTGTAACAGCCCATCCTATCATTCTATCTGTTATATCTTCTTGTATGTTCTTATCCACTATTGGATTGCCCAGCGTGTAGCCTGCTCCGCTTTTTGAAGGATTTTCCATCATATATAATTGTTTGCCTATATCCCACAAAGCCCAAGTTTCATGATCAAAAACTTGTTTTATTGCAGACTGAGAAAGTACGTCCTTGCCATGACGTTTTTCCATAATAGAAACTTTTTGTTTTAAAGAATCCATTAATCTATCTTTTGTTTCTTCAATCTCACGAGGATCTTGTTTTGCTAAAGCTGCTGCGTAAAGTTTAGCTGAATTTTCATGAGCAGAACCAACTAATATATCAACAGGCTTTCCATAAGTAAGCCTTTTCATATAACTTTGCATTAAATCTTCATTTTTTGGTTTGGCTTCTTCTGCTTCTGGTGTTGGTTTGACTTCTGTTGTTGGTACTAAAGTGCTTTTTGCTTGTATGTTTTTAACTACGTTTGCCAAAGCATTTATTTCATCGTTATAAGTATTTTTTAATTGTTCGTTTCCGTTTAAAAACTGAGATACCTTCAATAATGCGTTTGTTACACTTTCAACATCATAAGGATTTCCTCTGAATTTATTCCACATATTTGAAACATTTTGCTTTATTCTTTGGAAGAATCCTGGCTTTTGTTCATCTTCTTCACTCAATACAATCAATATATTATCTAAAAACTCATTTAAATCTACATTGTTTTCAATAATATACTTTGCTGCTAATTTAAAGTTATTATTTTCTTGTATTTTTTGGTCTAATTCGTAAAATTTCATATAATATATAGGAATAAAATTTATTATTTTTATTTATATATACCTACATGAACAACAAACCCCCAATGAGCCTTGAAAACCTTCCTGGATACATGAATTCTCTACGAAAGAGTGGATCCACAGATGACAATCTTGTTGTTGATATGGGACGAATAGTTGAGCCACCAAAATCTTCTATAAATTGGTTTAAGCCTGCCGCTTTTGCACTAACTTTCTGTTTATTTTTAATTGTTGGTGTTTCATATAATGCTTTTTCTGACAAAAATATTACAATTGTTTTAGACACCAACAATATAGAAGCCATTTCAGATATAGTTTCAGCTAATGGCGGAAATGTTGTTAGCGTTAAACAAAATAGTGATAGCTCTTATGAAGTTAAAATAGATAAACTTCAGAATGTAAAGTCTTTTATTGAGAGTTTACGCAAAAACAAAGATGTTAATAAGGTAGAAAAAATAGGCTTTTAAAGCATAGATAAGTTATCTTACAAGGAGAAAATTATTATGAAGAGTTTTTCTGAATGGCGTGAAGGCAGAGAAATAAATGAAATCTCATCTGATCTTCTGCATAGGGCATCTAATGCCGCTGCGAGCCGGTTTGATTCAAGAGGCGAAAGACTAGCTAATAAATTCGGGGATGCTGTCAATCCAAAAATGGTACAAGAGTTTGAAAAGAATCCAAACAAAATAACCGTTAGTGATAGGGGGATGAATGATTATGAGCTTGCTCTAGTATCAGTCTCCTTTAATAGTATCAAGCAAAATTCTTCGCCATCATCTGCCGCTCAGAACGCCCGTGAACGCGGCGTTGATCCAAGGATGCTGGGCGATCATGAGGATAAACAATATGTAGTAAAATGTCATATTAATGTTGACTCTAAGATTAAGGATGCCGTTTTAAATATCGGCTATTTAGGAAAAGTAACAAGAAGAGCAAATTTGCGTGTGGATAATCAGACGGAAGACGTAGAATTTGATCGTGCTAGCGCTATTAAACTCTGCGGCTATATAAATAGCAATTCGGCGGGCGGTGGAATTAAACCCACAGAGTTGCCTTTAAAATGATTCTTTATGAAAACCTTCAGTGAATACCTTTTAGAGAATCATTTTGATCAATCATTGTACACGATTAATGGTAAAAACTACAAAGTTTCTGAACTTGCCGACTGGTCTAAACAGAATCTACGTCCAGTTGCTTTAAACATATCAGATATTCAAAACAAATATATTGATTCAAAAAATTTGTTTATAGACGTAGAAAAAAACTCGGAGTGGCATAAAAGATGTGAGAATGCAAATCTATCATTTCCAATCTTGGTATTAGAGCGCCCAGACGGTAAATGGGAAATTATAGATGGCAATCATCGTGTTTGGAAAGCTTGGAAATTAGAGGGAATGCAAACGATTAATGCGTATATGATCAATTCGAATTCTTTGAATCTTCTCCCGGCTGCTTAATAGCCAATTTCTTAATTTCATTTAATACTTTAAATGGAGCTCTGGCGATCATTCGTTTCCATTTTTCGTGATAAACAGCATCTGTTACGTATTCGTATCTTTTTCTA